CCCCCCCAAAAGGGAGGCCGTTGCGCCAGATGTCGCTCTGGCAGGCGGATGTAACCCGCTACGCGGGTCAAACCGTCAACACGTAATCCGTCGGAGTATCCTGCCGGCCGCCCATCGATTCCATCATCTCTGCGGCGCCCGGAGGCATCCCGCTCACGGCAGGCGCAGGCGCTTCACCCTCGGCCAGCCCGGCAGGGAGAGCCGGAGGAGACGGCACGGAGGCGGGCCCTTCCGCCGGGACACCCAGCTTCATCTGCTCCAACTGCCGCTTGCGCAACTCCAGCCAGGCCTGAACCCCGGCACGATGGATCTCCGCCACCAGCTCTTCCAACTCCTCGTAAGACAGGAAGGTATGCCCCAGCCGCTCCTCCTCCTCCGTCAACCCCATCATCCGGAGCTGCGTCCGGGCGGCATACTCGATGCGCGGATCCGGGAGCCCGTCCGGCCCCAGCCACGGGCCGAACAGCCCCGCCTGCGCCGCCTCAGCCACAGCCTGCCGGCGCATCGCCGGCGTCATGCGCGGCGTGGGAACAGGAATCACGTCGCGCCAGCCGCGCAGGTCAGCCCCGAAGAAATACTCCGGCCCACCGGAACGGGTGACGGCGCCATTGTAGGACGGGTTGTAGTCCACCATCACCCGCGCCGCCGTGAAGTATTCCTGGGCCAATTGCAGCTTCTGGCGCGCCACCTCGCACTGGTGGTGGTCGAAATTCCGGAGATGGTAAGCAATGTTTTGGAAGCCGGCCTCGCGTAAAAGCTGCAGCTCCGTCGCAGTCGTCTTCCGGGGTGTGACCTGCCCCAGTGTGGGGTGGGACAGGCCAGCCTTATCATGCAGGTTGCGCATCAGGCGCTCGTAGTCCTGCTGCGCCACCTGCAAGTTAAGATCGTACCTGAGGAACTCGAACCGGGTAATCCCTGGCCCCAGATTAATCTCCCGCTGTCCGGTCTCCGGATCAATGATGCGCTGCGTCACATCCCCGACGCCAGCAACCGCAATATCACCGCGCAGCTGGCGGTTCTTTACCTCCTGCAACTGCGAAAGCAGGACATCAAGCTGCTTCTGGTCGGAAAGCAGCGGCTCCAGGTACGCCATCGCGTACAACCGCCCAGGGATCTGATACCAGAATGCCCGGCTGAACGGCAGCACACCCTCAATCTGCAGATCGTGCTCATCCAGCAGCACACCGTTCGCCCAGACCCAAACCCGCCCGTTCGGGAACTTCCGGGTCGGAGCGTGATACAGCCGCTTCACCACCACACTCTGAGACTCCGGCCGCCGCACCGGAGCCTTCTGAATGACGATATTGTTCGCCAGAGAGTCAAGGTTCGCCATGACGTCCGCTGTGTCTTCAGGCTGGACCGTCTTGCCATAGCGCTCCTTCACCCAGTCCACATGGCGGGCGTCCATCTCCACCAACCACCGCGGCGGCCAGTTCGTATCATCAGGGCACTTCGCATATTTGAAGATCGGAACCACCTCGGTCACAATGTCACCGATCAGGCCGTCTTCCGTCTTCTTCTTCGCGTCAAACTGTGTCCGGCGCAGGACCTCCCCGCAGCCGAACAACCACAGCAGCTCCTCCTCCCGCAGCGCCGGCTCATTGTCCACCCGCTCCCGCATTCGCAGCAGACGGGTCGCCANGCGCGCCGCGGCTCGGTCCTCAGGGGAGCCGGAGGCGGGGATAACCTCGTAGTCTGAAAGGGCGTCAGTGCACATCGAAATCACCTGCCGGACGTAGATCGGCAGCTGATTATCCGTCACCCTGGCCGTTTTGCAAAATGGCGGCGGCTCAACCCGCCTCCCCACACGCCGCGTCAGGTCATGTTCCACCGCCATCCAGTGCTCCCCCGCCCAGAAGTACAGGCTCTGCAGAGCCCGGCGCTCAAAGGGAAGGCGCGCCTCCAGCGCCCACCGCTTGCAGGACTCCAAATAGTCCAGCAGCTCCTTCTCCCCGCCCTTGAACACCGAAAGCCCGCTCGTTGTGTCTCTCACGGCAACGGCCCTCCAAGAGCCCCGTCAAAGTTCCGCGCATCAATGGCTGCGTCGGAGGGCGCTACATGTACCGCCTCGAGAGAAGGCTCAGGCAGCCTTTCGACCGAACCTCCCGAATGCTCTGGCGCGTCCAGAAGCGGGCATCTGCGCAGCTTTTTCAACGCGGCAACATTCGCAATCGCCACCCAGACCAAAAGCACCCCCGCCGCGACCAGAAAAATCTCAGCCAGGACCATCTAAACAAACTCCGTCATCTCGTCGACCTTGTTTTCTTCGACCGGCAAGCTCCTGGGAGAAGGTTCAGGGCGCGGCTCAGGCTTTACCCCACCCTGCATCGGCACTCCGCAGCACGCATACCGCAGCGCATCGCACAGATGGAACGAATGCCGGTCCGCGATGCGCTCGGTCGGATCTCCCGCTGCGTCAAGCTCCCGGGAATACCGTGACGCCTGACCGATAAGCGCGTGCAACGTCTCAAAAATCAACAGCCTCCTTAGCCGGAAGAGCGCGAAAACTCTGTCAATGCCCGCCTCAACCGACGCCACCCACGGCGCGACAATCGGGAGCCCGTGAAGAGCCAGACGTGTACGATAGTCATCCTCATTGGGGGAGCCTCCGAGGATATACAGGTACCTCTCTCCGTATTCAAGGATCCGGTGCGCCAGCCGCTCTGCGTCGAGCCCGGGTCCGGACCATTCCCTGTATGCATAGGCCACTCCACTCGCCGGCTCCACGGCCAGCCACACCACCGCCCCGGTCGTTGTCCCAGGGTCCACTCCCACAATTCGATGCCAATCCAGCGGAATGCTGAATGGCTTCACAATATGCACACTCGGGTCCAGCGGCCAGATGCGCCCCGCCGGCAGTGTAAACTCCGCATCGTAGAACATGCGGAAACGCCACTCCGGCATCGTCCTCTTCGCCCGGTAGTACTCCCGCTCCGGGAAAGCCGGATTATCCTTGGACGTAAACCGGACCACCTCAAAGTCAGGGTCCCCGGCCACCGCCCTGTCATGCAAAACCTTCAACCAGTTCCACTCATACGGCGTCGTCGTCAGAAGCGCCCGCCCCTGATGAATCGCAAGACGCCGCTGCACAGCCTCCCAGGCTTTCACATCCACCCGCGCCTGCCCGCATTCATCCAACCACGCCGCCTTTGCCGTCGCNGACTCCAGACCACCCTCTGCCTCCATGGAGCGCAAAATGATCCGGCGCGTATTCTGCGGATTGTAAATCACCCGGTCGCCCGCGTGGTACTTCCACCCCATCCGCCCCACAAAAAGGTCAGATAACGCGGGCAGCATCTTCAGCTTCAGGAGGTCGTAGCTTGCGGTCGCCGCCAGATAGTCCCCATCCCCGCGCCGCTGTATCTCTCGGGCTAACCAGTGCGGCCCAAATGTCGTCTTCCCCCCTTGAGTCCCCGCCAGCACAAGGACAAAACGCGCCTCCGAATTCCACGCCTTGAGCTGGCCGGGATGGAAGTTGAGCCGCAGAACCCGCTGCCCCTCGGCGTTCTCGACCTCCTCTACAAACGGCGGGACACCCTTCACTGCGGGATGGAATAAAACCTCACAGGCTCGGGAGCCTGAAAAATGTCATAAGGCTCTCGGTAGAGCCAATTTACTTCGGACTCGCTGAGAGCCCGCTCGTAAATATACAAATAGTCAACCTGCCCCGCCCAATGGTAAAGGGAATTACTGAAATCCCGCCCATCCGTGGCTAACCACATGTCTCCTTGATTGGGCACAGTGCCGTAGCAACCGGCAAGTTCCTGAAGCTGCCCACTTAAGTACGCTAAAAGAGATTCCGTAATAAGGTCGTACACCATCGCCAGTGACATCATTGTGCCGGGGGTAACTTGACTCAACGGAGCGAATATCACAGACCACTCGTTAGAACCAAACGTCATCTTGCCGCAAAGGCCTTGAGGGAATACATTAGGTACGTTGTTGAAGTAAATGCCCCACGCAGGCCAGCGGCTCACAAGATTATGCTGCCTCGTACCGCTACCGTCATTACTGGCCCGCGCGGCGATAGTGAAACCATTCGACGGATCAGGAGGCCCCCCTGTATAGAGCCGTACCGGCCCAGACCGTTCTGAAGAATTAGACCCCCCCGGGTATGCACAGGACCAGTCATGTCAATGAGCCGGGAAGTAACCGCATCCTCCCAAAACCTCCCAGCATACTGGTTGAATATCCAGGCACCCCAAAGCCCCCGCGCCAGAGGATGCGTCCGGTCCAACGGACAGCGCAACCCCGGGTCCGGCTTCTGCGCGCCCCAGTACCCCACGGGTCACACAATCTCCTCGTTGTAGAACCGCACAAACACCTGGTTATCCCCCACGTTTGCTCTCGTTGTTTGACCGGACGCATTCAACCACAGCAAACGGAACCGCACCGGAGGGATGCTAACTCTTGTTACCGCCAGGGTCTGCTGGTCGGTATCGTGCCGGAGCTGGAACGTGGCCAAAAGCAGAGATTCCTGCGGCGGTACAGTTGACGAACCGTCCACCCAGGTGGCCTCGTCCAACGCCGGGATCAGATAAATCCCGATATAGCCCCCGAATATCGGAGGAACCACAAAGCGGGCCTTGCAAAACAGATCAACAAAACGGTAACGCTCGCTCGAATTCACAAACTCGCGTCCCAGCACCCGGGACATGTAAGCTTTGTTGGCAAGGTCGCTTGCTGTAAACGCCTCTACAGGCCGGGTCTGAACTCCCCACTTGCATTCGGCCATAGCCTAGCCCTCCGCAGAAAAGAGATCGACCAGCTGGCCAACAACCCGCTCAAGGTCGTTGTCCCCCACAGCCGCCCCTGCGGACTGCACCGTTGCATTACCAAGCACCGCCCAAAGCATCCTTCTCGCCTCGGACACCGGGTCCAGCAGCACCCGCTTCGCCCAGGCAACCCGCTTCGCGTGATTCTGGGTAGCCTCCGGCTCGCTAAGCACACCCCAGGCCACCTTGGCAACTGCGCCCGCCGTTTTGGCAAGCAACGTCGAGCCATCCGGCCCCACAGCGAGGTTATAAATGTTCAACAGATTCGACATAACAGCCTGGTTTACCAGACCTGCCTGAACCACGGCAGGCCTGAAAGGCCGCCTTTCTCCGGCCAATTTTGACGCTTCATCCAGAATTGCCCAGAGGGGTCTTACCACGCCCGTTTAGAGAGTCCGGAACCCACCCCGGCCTCTGTCAGCCAAACGTAAGGCTCCCCGCTCAATGCAAGGGTTATTCAGAAACACTCGCCTCCTCCTTAACCGGCAGAGCGGGCCGCTCCTCCGGCAGCGCCTGCGCCGGATTACCGGACACCTCCACGTAAACGACCTCCGAGCGCTGAACCACCTCCTGGCGGTCCCAGAACATCCCAAGGTGCTTGCCCAGCAACTCTAGCGCCCGCACCCGCGCCGTCGCGTTCCCTTCCGCCGCATCACTCTCCGCCTCCTTAATCAAACGCTCGATCACGTAATCCTGCGAAAGTTTCAACCTCTCTCGCCTCTCCCGCATCCGCCGCTCCACCGCTGCCCGGACATGCGGCCGCTTGAGAAGGTCGTTACCGGCCTTGGCCCGCAAATATCCCGCCACCCGGGCCGCCCGGGAGGAGTTGAGGTCCACCAAATACTCCTCAACAAACCGGAGCTCCCTGGCATCAAGCCCCTCCTCCTCACTGCCCCACTCAAGCCGCGTCCTCATCGCATTCCCCCATAATATAATCTCAAACCCTGTCGCCGCTGCAGGTGTTATACCGGCGGCACAGGGCTCTGCCCCGGCAGCCGGTAAGACTCCCCAATGCACCATTCCACGACGAACCCCCCCACACCCAAAAGAGGCGTATAGCAGTGTTATATAGCGTGTTATACACCCCAACAGCGCCCCCACCCCCCC